CGGACCGCGTAATGCGCAATCGTCGCCGTTCACTAGTAGCGGTGCATCCCTGAGAAGAATTTTCTTCCGGTTTGCCAACTCTAGTGCCCAACGACATAATGCTGCATTCGCGATACAGAGTACAGGAAAGGAAGTTATACTGCCCATCAATTGTCCTCGGACTTGAGGTAGTTTATTCTCGAAAACATGACCTGTAAGACTTCTCTTAAGCAATCGTGATTCTACATCCGATAGCTTAAGTGACTTTGACAGTGCCTCAGCAATTTTGTCTGAGACCCAACTGTGTAGATTATCGGTTGCGGCTTCATAGTCGCCTGAAAGATACTTCTCTCCTTGCCCGAGCTTTCGCCCAAGTACATTGAGAATGATTTCCTCAGTCACCGGTCTTCCAATCAGTTGGAATGTCTTCGTCTTCTTTAGGGTCGTGTGAATAAACTTCCATAGACTGTGCATAGCCATTTGTTGAAAAGGTGGTCCTTTAGTAATTAGTCGAACTTTAAGAGCTTCGGCTAGGGCTACCGGCTTGACCAGGGGTTCCTCTCGATCTGCATTCGCTATTAGGCGATGCCAGAACGTTTGGAAGACTCCCTCCAAGTCCTTAGTTTCCAACTTAACTTCTAGGCTATTCACAGTTCCATTGGATATTTCCTCCTCCACACATCTGTTCTGTGTTGTTCGTAGATACCCCCCCGGCTTTCGTAGATCATTAATTATTCCCGACTCCAGCACGGTGCCAACTGCACCTAATGCTGACCTGGAATTAATATAATTTGCGGAAGTCGATGGGAAGAAGCCTTTCAGCTTTGCTGAGTAGTCATATTTTGAATCTCCGAATAGTTCGTGTACAGTCCTCGCCAGTTGAGCCTCAACGGCTTCACGGGAGAGTACTGGCTCTAACCCTTCGGGTAGTTCATCTATGTCTGCCCAGCTTAGCAGAAGTTGCATCTTTTGGTATCCTGGTTCGTTTGTGGTCATCTTCTCGAGAAAGGCCTTCTCTGCATCCTGTAGCGCTTTTGCGCCGGGACGAGGAAAGCCCTTCTTGAGCTGCTTGATAGACTGCAGCAATTCTTCTCGCTGCCGCCTATTAGGGGAGCTCAAGAGTCTCTTAAAGAATCGACCTAATCCGCCTCCAATTAAGAAATCAGGGCGATCCTCTCCCTTGAAAGGCTTTTCAGGAAGCGGTTGCCCGGTATGACTGGAGTAGAAAGCAGCTATCTTATATTTTGCTACTTTCATCCAATTATGTCCGGGAACCGTTTCCGTTAAAGCCTCCCAATGTGAGATTGTCGCCTTGATGGAGGGGTCTACGTTTTC